GTTATGCGTACATCGTACCTTACAAGAACCAGGCGCAGTTCCAAGTGGGATATAAAGGATTGATTCAGCTTGCTCAACGTAGCGGACAAGTGACACGCTTGAATGCTGGAGAAATCTACGAAAGCCAGTATAAAGGGTTTAACCCACTAACTGAGGATCTTGAAGTAGACATGACCGCTATTCCAAAAGAAAACGAAAAAGTAGTAGGCTACTTTGCATTTATGCGATTGGCCAACGGTTTTGAAAAGACAGTCTTTTGGACCAAAGAACGTGTCCAAGCGCACGGAAAGAAGTACAGTCAGTCATATTCTAGCAAGTATAGTCCATGGCAGTCTGACTTTGACGCTATGGCTCGTAAGACTGTATTGAAGCACATGCTTTCGACTTATGCGCCACTTTCAACTGAATTGCAAGATGCGATTGTGGCAGACAATGAAGATAGCACAGTTTCAAACAAGAAAGAAATGAAAGACGTCACTCAAGAACCAGTGGCTGAAACATTGGACAACATCCTAGGAGCTCCTAGCACGCCCACAGAGGGCGGTAGCGTGGTAGAGGGAGAAATTACCGACCCGAAAACGGCTAAAAAAACGGCAAATCCTAGCAAGGTAGCCTCTACCGAATACCCAGCAGAAGAAATTCCAAACTTTGACGAGGAAACAGGCGAAGTTTTGGAAGAAATCGGGCTATTTGAAGGCAACACAACCAATGTCAAGGAGTTCTAGTCATGGAAGAACTAACACAAGAAAACTACTACCAAGATACAAATTGGTTGACCAATTCACGGTTCAAACGCTATCAGCAATGCCAAGCGAAGGCATTTGCCCTTGATAGTGGCCAATGGGTAGAAGAGGGGGACGAGACCCCTCTCTTGCTTGGAAACTACGTTCATAGCTACTTTGAAAGTCCAGAAGCGCATCAGCAATTCATGGATGAGAATGGCGACAAGCTACTAGCTAAGACTGGTAAAAACAAGGGGAACCTAAAATCTGACTTTGTGATTGGCGACAAGATGATTGAGAGTCTGAAAGATGATGAGGGCTTCAACCGTTTGTATCACGGCTACTCATCGGACGACGTTCAAAAAGAATTGATTGTCTATGGCGAAATCGAAGGCGTACCAGTCAAAGGTAAGCTAGACAGTGTAAATCTAAGCCGTGGCTACTTTGTGGATTTAAAAACCATGAAGTCCATCTACTTAGAAGAATGGAACGCAGAACTTAAAAAGAAAGTGCCTGCTGCAGTCAACAACATTTTGAATTTTGGGTATCACGGCCAGCTTGGTCTATATCGTGAACTCTTAAAACAAATGACAGGGAATGATTTTAGACCTTACATCGTAGCGGTCAGCAAGGAAAACGTGCCAGACCGTGAAATTCTGAAAATCGATGATGAATGGCTTGAGGAAGGATTGGAAAAAATCAAGTCTGAAATTGTCGAAGTTTGGGACGTGATTCAGGGAAAACAGAAGCCTAAGGAATGCGGGCATTGTGACTACTGCAGAAGCCAGAAGAAACTAGGTACAGTCGTCACTCTGAACGACCTGATTGAAAGTGATTATTAAGTTTAAAAAAGCGAGGAAAGAATGAAAATCTATATTGAACAAGATGACGTAAAATTGAGCTTTGAACGAGCCCAGGTACTTAACTATCAAACCTTATTCAAAGCCTATCAGATGGTCACAGGTTCTGACGAAATCCTTGAAGATTTAAGTCAGAAAGAGCCTGAGAATGCAGGGGTTGTTTTAAAAATTGATGATGAATTCAAGCGGAAATTAACTGAAATTGATACTGTCGATATCAGAAAAACAAAGGACAAGTTATCCGAAAAATTTAGCGGAAGTACAGCGGTTTCGCAGAAACCAAGCGAGAAGGTAGATGTTGATTTGCAATGCCCGTTTTGCGGATGTGCGAAGCGGTGGAAAGTCCCACCTTACTTTACTTTTATGAATTGTCCTGACTGCCAAGGCTCAATTTTCTTGTCTTGGGCGACAGGAGTTAAAGGGGAATTGGATGAAAATGGATTTTATTTCAAAGGAAACAGCCCGATGAAATTTAAAGAGCAGACAGATGAATTTGAGGATATGTTTGCTGTTGAAGAATAACAATAACAAAAACCAACGGTTTTCAAAATGGGAACAACTCAAAAATTAAACAAGCCGTGCATTCTTGTAAAACTGCGAACTAGAAAGCGTCAGTAAAGGTTATGTGACCTTGGACGAGCGACTGCCCGTATTTAGCCAAACTCACAACAACAGAGGCAGTCGCATTTTTTAGAGATATGAGCTTAAAATCAGGCGATTTTGTAAAAATTTTAAAAAATGGAGAATTCTTTAAAATCGTACAAATCAAAAAAATCTATGGAGACTGTATTGCAACCAGTCACGGCATTTACAATCGGACCACACTTGCTAGCAGGTTGGATAAAGAGTGTCTGATCTCTGGCACGGTATCGTGGGAGGATAAAAATGGAATGGATCAACTGGACAGAAATCTGTCCTGAAACAAAATCTGAAATCATCGAAAAAATAGAAAATGATGGATACACTTATCCGCACTATGACCAGAAAAATAATGGCGTCAAGTACGTCATTTCTACAATGGACATCAAACGAGACTGTCTAAGGATAGGAATCCCACTATGGGAAGTGTACCCGCTACAGACAAAACTTTTTTAACAGGAGAAAAACAAATGCTAAATAAAATCGACATTCCAGGAACAACCATTACACTTGAAATCGTGGACAAGACCATCACGATCACAAATAAAATTGAATATGATATGCAGATGGTTTTTAGAAACCAAGACGCAGACGCTTCTCTTGATACGAATGGCGACGTGTTTGAGCCCCTCTATTGGCTAGACATCAGGGTAACACCGAAAACGCCAACAGAATATCATACGAGCCTTGGAGTCAAGAGAGAAAAACGCCACTTGGCCGAACTTCAGAAGTTCTTCGAGTTCATCGAGAACAACAAGCGAAATCTCTTTGACCTTTGTGGTATCAAGGGAGAGCTACAATGAAAAATCTGACCTTATCGTTAGACATTTCAACTACTGCGACAGGATGGGCCGTATTTCACGGCTCTGACCTTGTCCAGAGTGGTGTCTTAAAACATAAAAGCAAGTCATACTTTGAACGCGGGCGCTTCATGGCTAGCGGACTGCGAGCGATTCAATCAAGAGCACTACAGAAGTACGACTGTCCTTTTGAGACAATCGTAGTCGAGAAGAACTCGGTTATGGGGCCGAATCAACAATCTATGATCAGCATCGGAATTGTGACAGGAATTATTCTTGGCCGGCTGATTGCTGACAACGTGTACTTCGTGAACGTGTCAACTTGGCGCAAGTACTGGAAGTTTAGCTATAAGGACCGTAGCAAGAAATCAATGAAGCTGCAGGCAGTTGCTAAAGTGTCCGATGAATTCGACATGCACGTCAAAGACGATGAAGCTGACGCAATCCTGATCGGCTCTTATTTTGTCAATTATGGTCAGGATTTCGGGGATCTGGAAAGCCACAAGGTAAGTTAAGGAGGTGGAAGAATGAATCAACTTATTTGTCCGAACTGTTATTCGACATCTTCAATGCATCATCACACTGATTGGAATCATATTGATAATTCGACTGGCTTACAAAAGCCTGTCAGTATCATGCTATGTCTAGACTGCAAGACGCTATTCATTGATGATCGAACTTGGTGAGATAAATATATATATGAAAGATAAAATTGAGGAGGTCACAGAATGAAACGATTTATAGCGATCCTGATTGTGTTTTCTGCTGGACTGAACGTCTGGCAGAGCATCAGGATAAAAGAGCTGGAGCAGAGGCGGCCTATCATCGTCCACAAAGCGGACAACGCTGGTGCAGAGATGCACGGCAGAATCACGGACAAGGAAATCATAGAGGGGCGGTACACGGTCACAGCAGGGGCTTACGGCAAGTTTCTCGTGACCAAAGAGCAGTACGACAGTCTGAGTGTAGGGGATGAAATCCCTGATTATTTGAGAGGAAGTAGAGGAGCAGAATGAAAAGAAAAAGCATATCTAAAACCACTAGACAAAAAGTTTTAGATAAATACGGAGGGCGTTGTGCGTATTGTGGTAAAGCTTTGGACTTGAAAACTTTGAGAGTGGATCATTTACATCCTCATTATCTAGGAGGAGAAGATGATTTCGATAATTATATGCCTGCATGCTACAAATGTAATTTCTACAAATCTACTCTTCTGTTAGAAGAATTCAGAGAGCAGATGTCTACCTTGCACGAAAGAATCGTTAAACCTTTTATTGTAAGGCTTGGGCAAGATTATGGAATCGTTAAAATCGAGCCATTTGCCGGTAAATTTTATTTTGAGGAGTTGGATGAATGAGTACATTTGAAATTTTCTTGTCTAACAACGACCTTGAACACATTGCAAATGGGTATGATGTAAAAATAAAAATCAACGATAAAAGATTTTTGAAAGCAGATGAAATCATTTTGAGGCCTGCTGTGAGAAATGACCTCATGAATCCATTGTTAAATTACAGACATAAGTTAATTGATACTGAGGTACAAAATATTGCTAATAATTTTAGAGGAGGTGCAAGATGATTCCGAAATTTAGAGCATGGGATAAACGTTTTTCGGAGTTTGTGGAAGATTTTTTTGTAAGTGAAGATGGAAAAATCTACAAAAAAACAAAAGATACTAGCTATGGTTTTGCTATATCTAGGGAAACAAGTGATAAAGTTATTTTAATGCAATCAACAGGTCTGAAAGACAAGAATGGTAAGGAAGTATTTATCGGTGACATCATTAAATGTACAAGAGGATGCCCTCACGAAGTCTATATAGAAAAAGAATATGCTGGTACATTTATTGGGGGAATGCCGGCTATATATCTAAAAGGATTGAGTGAAGGATATGCGTGGACTGGGGATGAGGAAATCATCGGCAACATCTACGAAAACAAAAATCTTTTGGAGGGCAAGGAGTGAGATATTTTAAAATCTTATGTGTTATTTTATTTGCATCATTGCTCGTAGCATGTCACGAGATTTCGAGTGGGACAGTGGTTGATAAGTACATCGACGAACCTCACACAACTTTCATACCTGTTACAACAGGAAAAAGTTCGGTAATTGTGCCAACCAGAACCAAAAGAAAATATATTTTAGTCATTTCTGGGTATGCAGGTAGTAAGCAAGTCGAAGAAACATTTGAAGTGACAGCCGAGGAATACAAATACTATGAAATTGGTAACACTTTTACACAAGATGCTGTTTTAAAAAATAAGGAAGAGGATAAATAATGAGACCTTGTAAATATCCATATTCGGGGAACAGAAAAAGGCAAGAAAAGCCTTCTGATGTAACTTTACCTGATTTAGTCGTTTTACCTAACGTTTCTTTCAGAAAAGAACTGATCAAACATGTCTACACGGTTACTAGATATCTTGACGACTGTACAATCATTCGTTTCAGAATTCCAAGATTTTTAGGAGCATACGATGAACAAAAGGTCAAAGTAAAACTTAGCTATGAGGATGTCCTCAAGATACTTAACAGCTACTAAAATAAAAAAGCCAAGGCACTCTCTGCCTCAGCTAAAATCACAATAAGATTATTATATCATAAAAGGAGACAGAGAGTGAGCAAAGCGAAAGCTATTTTAAAGGATTTGAGAAACCTTGATCTATATATTGCAAGTTTGATTAGACGAAGAGACAAGGTCAAAGCCTCGCTCTTGTCTAGCCAAAAATTTTCGGCCGATAAAGTCTCGGGAGGAATTAAACGTAAGCGAGATGATATCTACGTCGAGTTACTTACGGCCAAAGAAGAAATAGAGCAGAAGACCGCTGAAGCTATCAGAAAGCAAAGAGAGCTGCAGGGGTTGATTGACTCTCTGGATAATACAGATAGTCAGACGATACTGAGCTTGGTTTACATCGATAAGATGTCTAGATGGCAAGTGATGGATAAGCTGAATTGTAGTGAGAGTACTTACTTTCGATTGTTGCGTATAGCAACAAAGGAATTAGATGCGGTGACAGCATTTGACAGTAAATGACAGTGAAAAAAGTATTTGACAGTGCATGACAGTTTTAACGTGCTATTATAGTATCATCAAGAATTAAGGGGCGAGGCAGCTAATGCCTGGCTCTTTTTGTTTTGTTAAAAAAGGAGGGGTGGCATGCCACGAGTACAACGCTGTAAATATCCTGGCTGCCATGCTCTGACTGTCAGGCCTGCTCTATGTTGTGATGTACACAAATGGCATGAGCAGAAGATAAGAGAGCAGAGAGAGCGATACAGTCGCTCTAGATATAACAAGTATGCACGTAATCGAAGCGAAGAGAAGAAGGAACAGTACAACTTCTATCGTTCAAGGCTTTGGTCTAACCTAAGACTTAGATGTTTGACAAGAGACAATTACGTATGCCTTTACTGCCTAGCAGTAGGCAGGGTCACGGCCAATAGCAAGATCGCTGATCACATAATTCCTATTGAGGCAAAACCAGAACTAAAATCTGAGCTTGACAACCTAGCTACAAGCTGCAGAGACTGCCACAACCTCAAAACAGTTTGGGAAAGAGAATATTATGGTACAGGGCAAGAAAATATTTTAAAAGTCGGGGTCAGGCAAATTTCTGACATCCGACTGATCGCAAATCTAATTAACAAACCACGTTAACCCCCCGCCCCTATGTGGTGGATAAGAGAGCCGCAACAAACTCTCGTCTTACATCACGCGCCAATTTTTCAGATTTTTAAGGGGTGTCATAAGCATAGATTAGGAGGTGAGGTTGCTTGGTTAAAAATCCTTACTATCGGCAGAACAAAGGGCGTTTACCCAGCGACCCGCCGAACTACTTGGGAAAGGTAGCTAGCGAGGTTTGGCGCAAAATCGTTCCGTTTTTAGAAAGTACAGAAAAGGTACAGCGGATTGATAGCTTTTTAGTCGAAACCTACTGCACAAACTACGAAATCTACAAATTAGCTTATGAAGATATAAAAGAGAATGGTATTCAGCAAGAGCTAACAAAACCAGTCCAAGCGCAAGGATCTGGCGAGATTTTGGGCGAGCAGTTCTTGGGATATAAAAAGAACCCAGCAGTTGCCACAATGAAAGATGCTATCGATATATTGAATAAAATAGCTGTTCAGCTAGGCTTGACCCCTAAAGGTCGAGCGGATTTACTGGCGGTTGCTAGTGAAGATAAGGACAAGGTTTCAACAGCAGAAATGCTGAAAGAATTTTTAGGGAAATAAAAAGGTCTCATTTTAAATGCGACCTCAAGGAGGTGAGGCAGTGAGCGAACTCAAGATAGACTTGACGAAGAAAAAGAATGTCCTGGAGTGGTACCGAAAGCTAGATTTTTCAGAAATCCGCAAGAAGTACACAGATCCAGGCACACGATATGCTTTTGATGTGCTGGACGGCAAGATAATTTCCGGATATATTATCCAGTTAGCCTGTTTCAGACATCTAAGAGACTTACAACGACAAGGCCGGGACGAATTCCCTTACTACTATTCGCTGCCACATTTCAAGAACTTTCTCAAGTTCGCTAGCCTAGTACCTAACATTGACGATTTGAGCCAGCCACTGGAGTTAATGGATTGGCAAAAGTTCATCTTTAGCCAAATAGAGGGTTGGCGGTCACTGGACGACCTGCCACGATTTAAAAATATAGTCCTATCTATCGCTCGAGCTCAAGGGAAGACAATGTTGGCCGGCATTCTCAAATGTCACGCCTTCCTGATTGAGGCTTTGGGACTCTCAAATCAGGACTTTCTGATCAGCTCTATCAACTTTGACCAGACTATGAAGCTATTTGGCTATGTAAAGTCTATGATGGCCAAAATCGTTGAACAGGAGCCGTTTAAGTCTCTTGCAGCAGAAATTGATTTACAGCTATACTCACGAGAAATAAAGGCTGCTAATGATAACAATATCATTAAGACCATCTCTTTTGAATCGGGCAAGTTTGACTCAAATCACTTTCTGCTTGCCATTGCTGACGAGGTAGGCGAATTGACTAGAGATGATGGGATTTCTAAAATCACATCCGGCCAGATCAACACTCCAGGCGCTCGCTTCGTGGAAATATCCACGTCTTACACAGTCCCAGATGTTCCTTTTCACAAGGAGCAGAAAAAACTAATAGAGGTCATGGAACGGGATTTTGACCGGGCAAGTGATGACCAGCTTTGCTTGGTTTGGGCACAGGATAGCCTAGAAGAAACATTTCAGCCCGAAACGTGGGCTAAAAGCAATCCGCTACTCAATTTGCCAGACAAGCACGATAAGCTACTTAGAGGGCTTATCTCAGAGCGTGATAAAAAAATGCTCATGGGCAAGCTAGCAGACTTCCAAGTGAAGAACATGAATTGCTGGTTGAACGCAGACAGCAACAGCTTTCTTGCTCTTGAGGATATAGAAAAGGCTGTGATTGATGACTTTCCGAGGTTCGGCCGTCGGGTTTATGTGGGCGTTGACTACTCTATGTCATCAGATAATACTTCTATAGCTTTTGTCTATCCGTATGAGGGGGATGAACGCTGGCATTTAGAACAGCATTCATTCATTCCTTGGAATCAGGCCGGCAGTATAGAGGCTAAGGAGAAGCAGGACGGCATCAATTACCGAGAACAAGAGAAACAAGGCTACTGCACAATTACTAGCCATCCGCAAGGCTTAATAAATGACGATCAGGTCTATGATTGGCTGGTGAATTACATTGAGGATAATAACCTAGATGTGATTTTCTTTGGTTACGATGCAATGGGCGTGACTAAGGTTATCAAGGCCTTGGAGCTTAATACAAGCTACCCGCTCATGCCTATTCGGCAGCGGACAAGCGAGCTAAAAGACCCTACAAAGTTCCTGCAAAAAATCTTTGTAGAGGGCTCTGTAACCCGCTTAAATGATGTCATCATGGAAAAAGCCTTGATAAATGCGGTTATCAAGCAAGACAACGTAGGAATTCAGGTTGACAAGATGAAATCAACACTGAAGGTTGACGTAGTGGATGCGATTATAGACGCTTGCTATCAAGCTATGTATCACTTTGAAGACTACGGCCTTGTGAATGACAAGAGCTACCAAGTCGAGCATATGAGCCAGCAAGCGGTTCTAGATTGGCTTAAAAACCCCGAAAGTGGGCTTTTGGAGGAAGAATTTTACGATTATGACGATTTTTAAACAACTTTTCAGCCTATTATGGGCTTTTTTTGATGTGTTAATGTTTCTAGCTGCAGCGATGACAATCAATCTGACAATGTATCGAGTCGGATGGTTAGCATTCGGGATCAGCCTGACAATCACTTTCATCTTGGCCGGTTTTGTGTCAGAAATTATACAAGCGCGGCAACAGGAATAGAAAGGGGGTGAGGTAAAAATATGCCATTGTTTAAACCGCCAAATTTTATGAATATAGCAGAAAGCAAGTCGGTAGATAACAGTAATTTCGACAGAGTGTTTGCTGATGATGGCCAAGATTTCTTGACAGCTTCTTTGAGTGGTGGTGAGTGGGTATCTGCTCAGTCCGCTTTGCAGAATTCAGACCTATACGCTATCATCAGTCAGCTATCAAGCGACCTTGCAACTGTCAAATTGACCACTAGTCAAAAACGCTGGCAAGGAATTATAGATAATCCAAGCACAAATGCCAGCCGACACGGCTTCTATCAGTCGTTATACGCTCAATTGTTGTTGGCAGGAGAGGCCTTTGCTTATCGCTGGCGCAACGAGAACGGCCGAGATGTAAAATGGGAGTTTCTAAAACCGTCACAGGTTCACATGAATTACTACGAATACGAAAACGGCACTTATTACAACATTACTTTTACAGATCCGAGAATAAAGCCACTCTTGCAAGTTCCGCAAGGCGGTGTGTTGCATTTTAGACTTGTTTCTACGGATGGTGGCCGGACTGGGGTTAGTCCACTTTTGGCGCTCGGTCGAGAGCTAAAAATCAAAAAAGCATCAGATGACCTAACTTTCAACTCGCTGAAAAATTCATTGAAGATGAATGGTGTATTGAAAATTAAGAATGGTGGACTACTTGATAACAAGACTAAGATGGCTCGGTCAAGATCGGTCATGCAGCAGATGACAGGTGGACCGCTAGTCCTTGACGATCTGGAGGACTTCACACCGTTAGAAATCAAGTCCAATGTGGCGCAGCTGCTGTCACAGGCCGACTGGACAAGTAAGCAATTCGCCAAAGTCTACGGGATTCCAGACAGCTACCTAGGCGGCCAAGGAGACCAACAGTCATCCGTCGAACAAATTAGCAACGTCTACGCTAACGCAATGGCTCGCTATTTGCGACCTGTTATCAGTGAGATGACTTATAAACTAGGAACTGAACTAGACTACGACATACGGCCTGCTATTGACGTTCTGGGTACATCTTACATGACGGCTATATCGAATTTGGTCAAAGCTGGAGTTGTCGCCCAAAATCAAGGCTTGTCTTTATTGCAGAGTGCAGGAATTGTTTCTCAGGAATTGCCAGAGCCTGACAATCCAAATACGACAAGGAAGGACCGTGTAAATGAATCACAGGAATAGAAAGGGGGTGAGGGGAGCAGATGGGAATTATTGATATTAAAGGCAATATTGTTTCAAACGATGTTGGGGAGTTTTATGAGTGGTTTGGCATATCTAGCACATATCCTGATAAGGTCCAGCGAGCTATTGCAAGCAACGAAGACGACGAAATCACGCTAAACATTGCGTCAAATGGCGGCGATGTCTTCGCGGCCAGTGAAATCTACACTATGTTAAAAGACAGCAAGAAAAATATTGTAGTAAATGTGCAAGGTTTAGCTGCCAGCGCTGCGTCCGTTATTGCCATGGCTGGGAATATAGTCAGAATGTCGCCGACGAGCCAAATGATGATCCACAAAGCGTCTGTTGTCGCGTATGGCAACGCTGATGACCTAGGTCACGAATCAGACGTACTAAATAGCATTGACGAATCAATCGCTATGGCTTATGAACTTAAAACAGGCATGAACCAAACGGATATTTTACAGCTTATGTCAACCGAAACTTGGATGAACGCAAAAGCAGCAGTTGACAAAGGCTTTGCAGACGAAATCATGTTTAACGACGCGGACGAAGAACCAACTTTTGAAAATGCACTAATCGGCAACTTGCCGAGTAAGGCAGCAATCAATAAATTTAGGAATTTGATTGCAAAACAAAAAAATAATACAGGACCTAGTCAACTCAAGAACTCATTACGAGAACAGAAGCTGGCTATTTTGTTAGGCAAAAAAGGAGGAAACTAATGCCAAAAACAGTAAATGAACTTAACGAACTTTGGATTGAAGCTGGCCACAAGGTCGAAGATCTAAACGAGCAAATCAACAACGCTCTGAACGATGAAGGTTTTACAGCTGAAGCTTTTGAAGCTTTGAAGAATCAGCGCGATACCGCGAAGGTGCGCCGCGATGCCTTGAAAGATCAACTCGTAGAAGCTCAGGCGGCTCAAGTCGCGGCAATGGAGAAAGAGGATATCAAACCTCTTAACAAGGAAGAGCTAGAGCTTAAGGATGCATTTGTTACAAACTTCAAAAACATGATTGAAGGCAAACCATTTGTGAATGCTTCGAGCCCGGCAACTACCGGCCTTGTGTCTTCCAAGGAAGATGACGCAGCAGGAAATGGCGGTCTGACCATCCCTAAAGATATCCGCACAGCTATCATGGAGCTTACGCGTCAATTCTTCAATTTCCAGAACTTGGTAACTGTAGAAACTACGTCAGTAAAACAAGGTTCTCGAAATGTAAACTCTATCTCAACTGTTACACCGCTAATTAAGCTGGATGACGAAGATACCAACATCCCAGACCTTGAAGGTCCTAAGTTATCAATTGTCCGCTATGTGATTGCTGAATATGCAGGCATTTTGACTGTTACAAATAGCTTGCTTGCCGACACAGCTGAAAATATCCTGGCTTGGCTGACAAACGAAGTTGCTAAGAAAGTAGTTGTTACTCGTAACGCTGCTATCTTGGAAGCATTCGGAAAAGCGCCAGCTAAACCAACTGTTGCCAAGTTTGACGACATCAAGGATGTTTTCTACTCAATCGATCCAGCTCTTCGCGCTAACGCAGCGTGGGTGACTAATACATCAGGTATCAAAGTCCTTGCAAAAGTCAAAGACGCAGATGGAAACTACCTCTTGCAAAGAGATGTCACTAAGCCTGATACTTATCTGATTGAAGGCAAGCCAGTGATTGAGGTTGAGGATGCACGTCTTGCTGATGCAGCATCAAGCACTCATCCGCTTTACTTTGGAGACTACAAGGCGTATGCGACATTGTTTGACCGCGAAAACATGGCGCTGGCTACCTCTACAGAGGCAGGAAACGCATTCTATCGCAATCAAACCAAGCTACGTGTGATTGACCGCTTTGATGTTCAAGTTGTGGATAGCGGCGCTCTCGTTGCTGCTTCATTCAAAACAATCGCTGATAACGAGAAAGCTGGAGCTGCGGGGTAACTAGCATATGACGGTAACGCTCGAACGATTTAAGAAAGCGATGAACCTTGACGAGGTTGAAGATAGCGACCTCGTCCAAGGCTATTTGACGGCAGCTGAACATTCAATCAAGACAGCGGTAGGCGAGGACAAGTCAGGAAAATTTTATACTCGAGAAATTGTCGCGTCAATGATGGATGTGGCAGTTATCGCAATAGCGGGCTCATACTACACCTATCGTTTGAGCCTTGCGGATGCGCAGACTTATCCTGTCAATCTGACTTCCAATGCCATTATCGGGCAGCTAAGAGGAATGTACGATGTGTTTATGGAGGGGCAGGATGGCTAAGAGATATTTACCATCTGAATTCAGCAAGATTGCTGTTTTCGGGGAGATGAAATCCGCTCCTAATTCTGCTGGAATCAACATTCCAAAACTAACCGAGCTTTTCCAGCTGCACTACAGACCGGTTAAGCGGACGCAGAACCAGACTTATCTTGCTACTCAAAGCGGTCTAGCAGACACAGTGATTATCTGTATTAGGCACAGTGTGAGAGTGCATAGTAAGCTTCAGGTTGTTATCAATGGTTCGACTTATGACATTGTCACAATCGCTCCAGATGACACACCCGGTTTTGGTAAATATGATTTTCTGACTTTGAGATTGAGAAAGAAAGCAGGTTGATATGGTCGGACTGGATGAAGCTTTGCAAGGCTGGCTAAGAGATGTCCAGCGAATAACTGACCTAACACCCACAGAACAATCAAAAATCACACAGGCAGGAGCTAAAGTGTTTCAAGAACGGCTAGAAGAAGCGACTCGCAACAAGCACTATGACACAAAGCGCTATAACCCTAAGCGCGGCCCCTTGGCCGACGGATTAGAAACACAAATGTCTAACCCAGACGGGCGGAAGACAGGGGTTTCTACTGTGGGGTGGAGCGATGGCATGAATGCTACAATTGCTCGCTGGCTAAATGACGGAACAAAGAAAATGGCAGGCAGCCACTTTGTAACAGAAATTCAGCAATCAAAAAAAGTGCTTGAGGAGGTTCTGACTGCCGAAAAATCAGAGTACGACAAACTAATTAGGAAACGGAGGTAGTGTATGCTCGCAACTTTGGAAATGAAAAAACTATTAGACGAATCACAATTAAGCGAAGTACAGCGTGTTTACACTAGCAATCTTCCTAAAGAGGAACAGGATAATGTGGACGAAACAATCGTCCTAGTCACTGATGCGAACTCTGAACTCGGTTTAAGTGGGAACAATACATTTCATCTTATCAGAAGACAGGTAGAAATTCAGATTTTTTATAAATTGGAAATTGATTTTGATATTGATAGTTTTGAAGTTCGACTAATGAAGCTGCTCAAATCAAATCACTGGTCAATTTTAGACATTCGTGGTCGCACGGTAGACCCGGACACGCTGCAGATGACTTCTGTCATTTATGCAGAACAAACAAAGATTTTAACACAAGGAGAAAAATAATACATGGCTATTGTAGGTTTAAAAATGGTTACGTTGGCACTTGTTGACGAAAACCAAAAATTGCTGAAAGGCGCCGAAGGGCTATCTGCTTCAGGAATCATTGAAGTAGATGATACTATGTTTGGTACTAAGACAGCTAATATCACCAACCTTGAGGGCTCTGTTACTAAAGTACCAGGAAATAACAAGGTTCAAGATGTTTACACAGCTCCAGGAGCGCCACAAGTCGCTTTTGACTTCAACAACCTTGCCTTTGACCTCAAGCAAAAGCTTAAAGGTTACAAATCCGATGGCAAGGGAGGATATGTTTATCAAGGGCACAAACCGCACGTTGCAGTATTGATTGAGAGCGAAACATTGGATCGCAAACATTCTGTATTCTTTGGATTTGGTGATGGTATCTTCCAAGAAACTTCTCAAAACGTAGGTACAGATACTGACAGTGCACAAACTCGGTCAGATGATAACATGACCTATAACGCATTGACCACTCAGGCATTCGGTGATGAACCGCACAAGATTTACTATTCAGGGGACAGTTCCTTTGATAAGGCTAACATGATGAAAGAAGTCTTTGGCGGATACACGGCGCAAGCTGGTGGCGTGTCACCAGTTCCTGGCGGATAATTCAGTTTTTAGGCTAGGCAGTGTTAGAGCTGTCTAGCTTTTATTTTGCAAAAAAGAGGTAAAAAACAATATGGAAATTAAAAATATTAAAATCCCAGAATTAGGCAAAAAGACCTTCACTGTCCTAACAAGTAACAAGAACATCCGAAAGATGAATCAGTTTCAACTTAAAATGGCCAAAATCGCAGACAAGCAGTCAGAAGACGACATGACAACGGTCATGGCTGCCAATATTGAAGCTATCGAAGCGGTGTTGGTCTACCTTCAGGAAGTGCTAGGATTGACAGATGAGCAAGTCGAAGTACTTGATAATTTGGAAATGCAACGTACACAAGAAATCGCAAACTACTTGTCAGCTCGGCTTATGGGCTTGAGCGACAAACAAATCAAGGAAATTGAAGCGAGCAGCGAATCTGACCCAAAAGAATAAGTTGGGGTGAGCGCATCTATGAGCTAGAGAACATCATAGAGGACCTAGACCTTGCAGAGAAACAAGCCTTGATTAATTTTGGCTGGACCATAGACGAATATGAAGAAGCGGATTACTACCGTTTGGGCGAGATCATGGCGGCCAAAGAACAACAAGATAGGGCAGTAGACCCTATGTCATTCTTAACAGGAAGGAGGTAATACGATTTGGTAAAAGTACAGGCCACAATGTCAACCGAGATAGCTCTAGACACGCTAAGAGCGTCCCAGAGCTTACGAAACTTAACAGGAGTGGTGAACTCCACCACCAGTGCTTGGAAAGCGCAGGAGGCGCAATTAAAGGCTGTAGGGAATTACACCCAAGCAGCAGAAGCTAAATACAAAGGTTTGGGCGACGCAATCCAAGCGCAACAATCCAAGATTGACACACTTAAGCAGAAGCAATCTGATCTAAAAGGGAATACTCAAGAGACGGCGGAGCAGTATCTTAAGTACCAGCAACAAATTGACCAAGCGACAACCCGGTTGGCCAGCATGCAGGCCCAACAGGAAAAAGCCAAAGGTTCTATGGACTACTACAAGTCTGGGCTGGCAGACCTGCAGCGAACTTATCGGGAAGCCAACGAGTTATCAAAGAGCCGCGTCGAGAGATTGCAAGCAGAGGGCAAGACCAGTGAGGCTTTGAAGGCTAGGATTGAGAGCAATCAAGCCTCTGTCAAGAACCTTACTAAGCAGTATGAGCTACAAGAAAAGGCGCTGCAGCAAATGGCTCGTTCTGGCGATACAAGCAGCCGCGCCTACCAAATTCAGCAGCAAAGACTCAACGAAACGGCCACAGCGTTAGCAAAAGCTAAGAGTGAGCAAGAAAAGCTCAACGATGAGCTGAAAAAGGCGAACCCTTCTTTTTTGGAAAAAGTGAGAGCCAAAATTCAGGAAGTAGGGAAAGAAACAGAGAGTACCAGAGATAAGGCTGAAGGCGCTGGAAATATCTTTAAACAAGTATTCTCTGCGAATGTTATCTCTGCTGCTTTTATGAATGGCCTGAATTTTATAAAAAACACTTTTTCAGACTTGCTAAAATCTGGGTCGGAATATATCCGCTATCAACAAACCATGACCGCTTCGTGGAACACGCTAACTGGATCTGCAGAGCAAGGCAAGGTCATGGTAGATATGACGAACGAAATGGCGCAAGCAGCATCTAATAGCGCTCGTATGGTAGATGAGCTCAACAAAAAGCTCTATGCAGTAACAGAGAATGCGGATAAGACGCGGGAGCTAACGAAAACTATCTTGACTCTGCAAGATGCTTTCGGCGTTGAAGATGCAGCTATTCAGAACTTTGCGACACAATGGGGACAAATGCTCGGGAATGGGAAGGTACAAGCCCAAGACATGTTGTCATTCATGAATGTGTTCCCGACTTTGAAGAAAGAGATGATTGGCATCGTCTCCGAAATGCGTGGCGGAGTAGAAATTACCAATACTGCTTTTGCAGAAATGCAAAAAAACGGAGAAATTACCTCTGACATTGCTAACCAAGCCTTAACAAGAATGGGCGAGAAGTACAAGGATGCAACGGCTAACTTTGCAAATACTACTGAAGGTCTAGAACGAACAATCAAAGGCCGTGGGCCTGCGCTTGTCGCTGCTTTTGAAAAACCATTCTTAGATATGAAGAACCCGATTTTGAAGGTGGCTTCTGAATGGGTGGCAAGCGACAAAACCGCTGAACAGTTCAACAAATTGGGGCAATCTGCTTCCAAGGGGCTTGATGTGATTGTTGAAGCTTTTAAGAAGGTCTTTGATTTTGGAGACAAAGGGGAGTTCATGGACAAAATCATGGAATCCATCACTAAATTTGTCGAAAAAAGCGCCCAGACCATAGCAGACAACGCACCAGCTATCAAGGATTTTTTTGAAGAAACCAAAAAAGGCGCAGTCGCCATTTGGGAAATCGCAAAGCCATTTGCTGAAGGCACTTGGGATGTGGTAAAAGACACGGCTGGTTTTATCGCAGAAGTATTCAAGGAGCTATCCGGAAGTGCAGATAAGTCCGGAAAACCTATCAAGGGAGTTGCGGACGGCTTGCAGGAAATCAGCAAACATAAAGAAGCTATCAAGGCTACAGGAACAGCTTTTATGGCTTATTTTATTGGCTCTAAAATTGTATCAGGGATAACAGCCGCAGCCGGTGCTATTACAGGCTTCGCGAAAGCAGTCGCTATCGGTTTCAACACAATAGCTGCAAGCCCTGCAGGTTTAATTGCTACCGCCGTTGCTGGAGTTGTTATTGGCTTTATTGCTTTATACAAACACGCAAAACCATTCCGTGACTTCGTGGACGGCATTATCAAAGCTTGTGCAGATTTTTTCAAAGGATTCGGGAAGTTCTTCGGTGGAGTGTTCAAAAAAGTTGGTAAGTTCTTTTCAGATTTTGGAAAAGGTTTTGGCAAAGTCGTTAAAGCTATAGGCGACGGCGTTGGAGCCATCGGCAAATTCCTAGGTGGTATTGTCAAAGGAGTAGTAGAGTTCGGGAAGAATGTTGCTAAGGTTCTTATATTCGCAAATCCTTTCGTGTTAGGCTTTGCTTTGATGTACAAACATAGCAAACCTTTTAGAAATTTCATCAAAGGAATAGTAAAAGGCGCAAAAGCTCTCTACGACGGCTTTAACAAGTTTTTCGGCAACATAGGTAAGTTTGTTGGCAAAACTTTTGACGGCGTCAAGAAGAACGTCACGGAGAAATTCGAGGCGGTTTCTGGCTTTATAGGAAAGACAAACAAGGCTATCAATAAGAGTTGGGATGAAAGCTGGCGACAAGCCGGGAAATTCTTCTCTGACACTTGGGATGGCATGAACAAAGTCACAAAAGATAAATTTGGCAAGGATATCAAAACCCTGCTCATGGATAACTTGTCCGAAATAGGCAAGAACTTTCAAGAGACTTGGGATGGTATAGGTAAAGGCTTCGGCAAGCTATGGGACGGCATGAAGAAGTTGGCGCAAAACGGCATAAATGCTGTCATCAAAATACCTAATGCGGGAATCGACGGCATAAACAGTCTTATTCATGATTTTGGTGGACCGAAAGAAACAATCGGTAAAATTCCAGAAGTCAAGTTCGCGAGCGGTACTGGTTTCTTCAGTCAACATCGCAATCCGATTACAAAGCCTGTGCTTGCTACGCTAAACGACGGTAATGACAGCCCGGAGACAGGGAATCAAGAAATGGTTATCATGCCAAATGGCAATAATTTCCTTGTCCCTGGACGCAATACTAAGATGTTATTACCCGCAGGAGCAGAAGTACTAAACGCTTCTGAAACCGCTTGGATAATGGGCGTAAACCAACAAGCCTTCGCTAAAGGTACCGGCTTCTTCCAGAATATCTGGAATGGTATTACTAGCTTTGGTGGAAACGTTGCAAAAGTAACGGGCAATCTCTGGGACGGCTTGAAAGATGGTATCGAGAAATTCACGAAAATGCTCGATTTCATCGGAAAAGCAGTAACTGATCCATCAGGCACTCTAAAAGATAAATTCAATCCCTCATCAAAAGGAATGAAAGGGATGTTTGATAATTTTGGAGGAGTGCTTTTCAAGAGAGCTACCGATGGTGCCGGAACTTGGTGGAAAGAACTTTGGGGCATGGCCAAGAGCGCTTCTGACGAAGGCGGGGTCGCGGGCAATATGGGTGACGACTATAATCCTAAGTGGCGCGCTATGGCTAAAGATGCTATAGCAGATCCTTGGGGTTATTTTATTCGCGAATGTGTGTCTTTTGTGGCCAATCGCTTGAACAATTTAGGCGTTCCTGCTTCAAAATTTTCGTTTTTGGGAAATGGTTCTGACTGGGTAAACGCCAGAGTTCCGCATACAAACAATCCACGGCCGGGCATGGTTGCCGTTTATGGCCCTGGTTCTCAATTCGGGAACCACGTAGCTATGGTCAGCGGCGTGTCAGGCGGAACTATCAGCGGAGAAGAATATAACTGGCTGGGAGATGGTAATTATCACACTTATTCTGGTCGGCCAATCTCGGGAGTCACTACTTTCCTTGACTTTGGTGTTAGAGGTGGAGATAGCAATACACCGGCGCTATCCGAAGCTAATAACCCGCTGCAAAAACACATCAAAAAGCAAGTCGGCGGTATGTTTGATTGGATCAAGAAATTCCTCGCACCACAATCTGAAGACGGAGCAGGCCCAACTGGTGGCGGTACCGGTGTTGAACGTTGGAGAAATACAGTCATCAGAGCCTTAAAGAAAAACGGCTTTGAAGCGAGTGACTCACAAGTCAACGCATGGATGCGCGTTATTCAGCGTGAATCAAACGGGGACCCTAGAGCAGTGAACAACTGGGATAGTAATGCAGCGGCAGGGATTCCGTCAAAAGGTTTGGTACAGACGATCGAGCCAACATTTAACGCGTATAAATTCCCCGGACATAATGACATTTTCAACGGTTATGACAATTTGCTTGCAGGTATCGCTTATGCAGCTGCGCGCTACGGCCGTGGTCCTGGAATGTTTGCTCGCGTATCTGGCCCGTTAGGTTATGCAAACGGAGGGTTGGTTACTAAACACGGACTTTACGAAGTTGCAGAGGGGAACCAACCAGAATATATCATTCCGATGGATGCAGCGAAGCGAGGAAGGGCTTGGAAGCTTCTACAACGCATTGTAGGACAGTTTGTGGGTGAACACCCAACAGACCCACTAGGCGGCCGTAGAGAAGACGATAGCGCCCTTGACAAGCTTTCTGACAAGTTAGATACACTTATCGAGCTAATGACTCAATTGGTCCTTGGCCAAGATAGACCAATTGACAATCGTCTTATCGTGGATGGTCTGAGCTTTGCAAAGGAGCTCACACCGTTTATGGTTAAGGCGCAGACAAGCTATAACCGTCGCATGGAATCACTAGAAGGGAGGTAAACATAATTGACAATATCTGTTACTTATGACGGGAAGAGCCTGACTGATTTAGTAGATGAGATTACCAGCATTACCCGAAATATCGGAACAGGCTACAACAATGTTTATGCCGATCAAGGAGCGAGTCGAAACGGACAAGTTTTCCTCTATGCTACGAAAGGCGCGAAACCTATCTCTATCGAGTTTAAAGTCAAGGGAAGCCTGCGAAAAATCCACGAAGTCGGAAATGAAGTGGCTAGCCTCGTGGATTCCCCGAAACCGGCTCCGCTAGAATTTAGCGACGAGCCAAATAAGATTTGGTGGGCCGTCCCATCTGGTAGCCCATCATATTCTATCAATCAATCTACGAGTCCGGCAGAAGCAACAGGAGTCATTAGCTTTGATGTTCCTTCCGGTACTGCAGAATCTAAGAGTTACACAACTCTGAAAACAGTCAATCCTGATGAAAGGAACGGAACAGTGACTAAGATAAGCGATACCGCTTATAAAGTCACTTTAAATAATCGTGGTACGGCAGAAGCTTTCCCAAACATAAAAATAAAGCATAGGGGTGAAAATGGCTATATTGGAATTGTGACCAAATCGGCCATTTTCGCAATGGGAAACGACGAGGAAGCGGATCAACAATCTTATAAAAGATCAGAAATCCTTCGAGACTATGTTTCTAACAATTGGATTGTAAAAGGTTTGGCCGAGGGACAGAAAAACTCTGCCATTTTAAATGATCTCGGCCAGAATTTAAACGGCACGCTAGCTATTGACAACGCTTGGGGCCGCCCTCATATTGCCTTGAGCAATCGTGGAAGTGGATCACGACCAAACAATGCCGCTTCAGTCTCGTGGGAAATTCCCTTAGATAGCGCCCGTGATCGCGGGGCTTTGAATGAATATTTTTGGTGGAGACAAATTTTTTGGTTAGGCGCAGCCAATCAATTTGGTTTTATCAAGATTATGGTTTCAGATACTAACGACCAATTTTTGTATGGTGTCGAAACCATCAAGCGAGCTAATGGTCTGGATGTAGAATACAACTTTTTAGCTTCTGATGGCAAAGGCGGTTATAAGGTTCTGAAACAATGGAATTTTGTAGGGACACATCGCGACGACCAGAATCCTTTTAACGCAGAAAGAGGATGGTCGGATCTACTACGACGCGACGATATGGTGCAAGTTTTTTGGTGGGGTTCTTACCCTCAATTTCACATTCCAGAAATCAAAGGGCGAAAGAGCGCTAAAATCCATGTAGCTTTAGGCGCTTTTGGCGATAAGCCAATTGTTACTCACATGTACCTTGATAGCATTGTTTATCGCAAAGACTTTGTGAGTGGTATTGAAGATGTGCCTAATCGATATCGTCCGGGTTCGCTCGTAGAAATTGATATGGGCAGCGGTTTAATTTTGGTTGATGGAATGTCCAAAAACGAAGAGGAAATCGATGGTTCAGATTTTCTCTCAATTCCAAAAGGCACAAGTGAGATGGAGATTCATTTTTCAAGCTGGGTCAAAGAAATACCAGAAATAGAAATCATGTGGAAAGAGAGGTATGTTTAGTTGAAAATCAACATTTTGGACAATCGGCTACGCAAAGTTGGTTTTATCAAGCGCGGTCATCCTGACATGCCGACTTTTTCCTCTGATACCTGGCATAGGTATTTAGCGGAAGGGACCTCTACATTTGATTTTACTGTTCATAAATTTGTGAATGGTGTGTTTCAAGACTATTGTAAATTGATTAACGAGCAAGCTTATTTTTCTTTTCGATACAAGGGTAAGGACTATCTTTTTTATGTCTTGAATATCGTCGAAGATGATTACAGTATTCAGCTATCTTGCAACAATCTAAACCTGGAATTGAAAAATGAGATGGCTTTGCCATTCAAATCTGAAGAAGCCCAATCGCTTGAATGGTACCTAACGAAGATGGAAATTTTGAACTTCGCCCGGATCAGAATAGCAGTAAATGAACTGTCTGACCGAAAACGCGCTTTGACTTTCGATGGTCAAGAAACAAAACTAGCTCGGTTAATTTCGGTCATTCGTCAATTTGAAGGAGAATTTGAGTTTGAAACCAATTTGACGAAGAACGGAGCCTTTAAAGAGTTGGTTTTAAATATCTACCACGAGCACGATGATAACCATCAAGGCGTTGGAAGATTACGCGGAGATGTTAAGTTACGCTACGGACGTGAACTAAAAGGTGTTCAGCGAACCGTGGATAAAAGCCAGCTCTTTAATGTCTTGTTTGCGACTGGAACCAAAACAGAAGGAGAGGAAACAAAAACTTTCGGAATCGAGAATATCGAACGAGAGATTAAAAACGAGGATGGTCGAGTAGAGTTTTATACCCGAAAAGGAAGTAGAGGGCTCTATGCTCCGCTATCTGTCGAGATGTTTCCAGCTTCTGCTTCTTTGACTAGTGATGAGTGGATACGAAACGATTTGGCTACCGAGTACAGCACGGAGGAAGCGCTCTGGGGGTACATGCTGAAATGGATAAAGCAGCACGCTTATCCAGTCGTAACTTACGCGGTTTCTGTTCGTTCGGATATGGTTGCCGGTCACTTAGGTTTAGAATTGGGTGACATTGTTAAGATCCAAGATAATAATTTTGTAGACGGACTAATTTTAAAGGCTCGTATCACAGAACAAATTATCTCTTTTAGTAATCCAAACAATAATAATTTTGTTTTTTCTAATATTCAAAAGCTCAAGAACGCTATTTCTAGTAGTCTGCAAGAACGGATGGCCAGACTTGCAGAAGAAGCACAGCCATATGAAATAGAGCTCTCTACAGATAGAGGGTGGCAGTTTAAGAACGGACAAGGCGAAAGCATAGTCAGCCCGACTTTACGAAAAGGTAAGAAACAAATAATAGCAGATGTTTCTTATCGTTTTTATTTCGGGACAGAAGTGATAGCCGGCCAAAGTTACAAGGTCGTAGCTGCTAAACTGTCAGATACACAAGTTTTAACGGTGGCAGCTTACATCAAAAATACTGAGGTAGCTCGGACTCAATTAACCTTTGTCAACATTAACGATGGCCGCAACGGTCGGGATGGAGCTAAGGGTGATAAAGGCGAAACTGGAACAAAGGGAGATAAGGGAGATAGAGGCGAAAAAGGTGACCGTGGTGAGCGCGGCTTGCAAGGCCTCCAAGGTTTACAGGGTGTCAAGGGCGACCAAGGTATTCCTGGACCAAAAGGAGCTGATGGTAGAACCCAATACACTCACCTAGCCTATGCTGATACTGTCTCAGGTAGCGGTTTTAGTCAGACCGACGCAGACAAACCTTATATAGGGTTTTATGTTGACTTTAACATTACTGACAGTAAGAATCCCGCCGATTATCGTTGGACAAGGTGGAGAGGTCCAGACGGAAAGAACGGTAAAGATGGCGCCCAAGGAATACCAGGTAAACCAGGGGTAGACGGGAGAACGCCATACTTTCACCGTGCTTGGGCAAACTCAGCTGATGGTCGTGACGGTTTTAGCACCTCAGACAGCACCAACAAACGCTATTTAGGTACGCTGACAGACTTTACTGAGGCTGACAGTCAGGATCCTGCAAGGTATAAATGGACAGCTCTTTTTGATAATGTCGAGGTTGGTGGTCGGAACTTGTTAAAAGGCTCGAAAGGCCCGTTTAAGCCAAACAGAAACCCTTCGAATTTTGATAATAATGTGCTTTATCACAACGAGACATCTGTCTATATGGTTAATGGACAAAGATATCGGATATCTGCTAAAACTGATGGAACCTTTACCTCTCATCATGACGGATTTAAAGAGTCAGATAATGTTGTGCTTTGGATCATGGACAAAACTGTAACAAACTACCAAATCGTATCAGACGCCAAAACTGGCACGACTGGTACAGAGTTTGTCTGGAATCGTCCGACTGGCACCTATCACTTGCGAGTCAATACCTATCGCAAAGACCCTGAAAAGCTCAAAAGCGTTTGGGAGATTAAGGTAGAGCAAGGGACTGTCAAAACAGATTGGTCGCCAGCTCCAGAGGATGTGCAAGCTGACATAGACTCCAAAGCAGATCAAGTCCTCACTCAGGAGCAGCTAAACGCCCTCAATGAGAAAGCGGGAATTATCCAAGCTGAGCTTGAGGCTAAAGCTAGTGTTGCTACATTGGATAACTGGCTTAAAGCATATCAAGACTATGTCAAAGCCAATGATAAGGCTAGAGCTCAGGCAGAAAAAGACCTAGTCTCTGCTACTCAACGTGTCTCAACTATCGCTAAAAACCTTGGAGAACTCTCTGACCGCTGGAATTTCATTGATACTTATATGAGCTCGTCGAATGATGGACTGGTAATCGGTAAGAATGATGGCAGCTCTAGCATGATGTTTAATCCCAACGGGCGTATCTCAATGTTTTCGGCAGGAGTGGAGGTTATGTATATTTCTCAAGGGGTCATCCACATTGAAAATGGTATTTTCTCTAAGACAATCCAGATTGGACGGTTTAGAGAAGAACAATACCATCTCAATCCAGATATGAATGTTATTAGATACGTAGGAGGTGCTTAATGGCTGAATTTTGGTCAAATAACGATAGAGGTTACCGTATTCGTTTATGGATTGACCAAGTATCACAAAATATACCAGGGAATAGTAGCCAAGTTAGGGTTAGACTTGCATTACTCAATACAACTACAACATTTGCTGATTATAATTGCTCAGCTTGGGTAGACTTGGACGGACAGCGTTTGAATTGGTCGGGTAGACCGTCTGTGCTATCTTACAATCAAACTGTATGGCTCATAGACCAAACAATCACAGTCGGGCACAATGCAGACGGTAGCAAGTCTTTTGGTGTGTCTGCTAACTTTAGCGGTGGTGGCGGCTGGTCTCCTGGTGCTTTAAGTATCAGCGGTAATTCATTCACGCTGACTACTATTCCAAGGTCTAGCTCGGTTAGCATTGGTTCAGGCACTATTGGTAGCCCAGTAACGATCAATATCTATCGTCAAAGTTCCAGCTTCAAGCATACTGTCCGCTATGCTTGGGGCAATAAGTCAGGGACTATTGCAAGCAATGTAGACACCTCTACAACGTGGACTATCCCCCTTGACTTTGCTAACGACATCCCGAACTCAGCAACGGGTACAGGGACTATCTACGTAGATACCTACTCAGGAGGGACTAGGACAGGGACGCAGTCAGCTACACTGACAGCAAGTGTCCCAGCTAGCATGAAACCTAGCTTTACAGGCGTTTCTCTGTCAGACTCTAATACAGCTGCTCAGAACGTGGTACCGAACGCTAACACATTCATCCAGATTATCTCTAACATCAAGGTAGCTTTCAACGGTGCAAGTGGGTCTTATGGCTCAAACATCACGGGCTACCGTGCTGAGATAGTCGGTAAGAACCAGACTACCAATGTTAACGGAGGCACTCTGGGTATTATGAACTACAGCGGCAACGTGACTATCAGGGCAAGTGTCTCTGATAGCCGTGGGCGTTGGTCTGATACTAGAGATGTGACGGTCACTGTGCTAGAGTATTTTGCTCCAGCCCTTAGTTTTAGCATTGCTAGGACTGGTGCAACCTCTAGCACTCTCACAGTGACTAGAAATGCCAAAATAGCACCGCTGACAGCCTCAGGGGCTCAGAAAAACACCATGACCCTTTCTTTCAAGGTTGCTAGGCTGGGGAGCACTAGCTACACGTTAGACACTGGACCAGCTGCTGGCTCCTGGACAAGTATATCTAGCCTGGTCAACTCACAAGCTAATTTAGCTGGTAATTACTTAGCTAATCAGTCTTGGGTAGTTATTGGGACGCTAGAAGACAAGTTCACGCGGACAGAATTTGCAGTCAATGTAGCCACGGAAAGCGTGGTATTTTCTTATGATCGTTCTGGGGTGGGCGTTAACAAAATCCGTGAGCGTGGAGCTCTTGATGTAAAAGGAGACATCTACGCTAATGGCAACCCTATACAGCAGTATCAGCTGACAGGGAACAATGGCAGTCTAAGCCAAGGCGGATGGAACCAGCCATGGAATATCCAAGCTACAACCTTTGATTGGCGTGATGGTCGCTATGCCGATAACCCTATGGGTAAAAATGGGCCATGGGGGTTGTTTCAAAACTACTGGCTCGATACCTGGAAAGGTACGCAGTTTTTTACAGAATTTGGCACAGGTCGTCATTTTATAAGGTATTATAACAATGCTCGTGAATGGAAGCCATCCAAGTGGAGAGAGTTTGCCTATGCCGACCACACCAACCTCATCAACACGGGATGGCAGTCAGCTGATTTTCCTGGGACATATTACAAGCGCGTTGGGGACATTTTAACAGTCAAGTATGATTTCAAGGGTAATGGGCAGACAATCACCTTTGCTAATATACCCGAAGATGTCTGGAAAGCTCCTCAGTCGTATATGCAGATAATAGCTGGTTTTAGCATTGGTGGAAGTGATAACACTCATGTCCAAATAAACCAAGGAACCAGTAATATGCACGCATTGTCTACAGGCAACAATGTTATCTACAAAGGTCAGCTAACAATCATGATTTAGAAAGGAAACAGCATGAAACTAGAATATGGTTCAAAATCGCAAGAGTATGACGCTAGTGGCACAGCGTCCACCACCAAGGTTACATTGGTCAACGCAGACGGCGCTAATGTGCCTATTTTTTTACCCCCTGACAAGATTGACTTGTCTAACACAGAGCTACTTGAGCTAGCTTTAGAGGTCATCTATCAAGAGAATTTCCCAAACCGAGCAGAAAAAGAGAAATTTGACAAGGTAGATGAGCAACTACAAAAAAACAAAGAGCTTGCAGGCAAAGCTGAGCAGGCTGCAACAGAAAATAAGGAATATCTTGATACTGTTTCAGCGATCACTGAGGTATTGATTGCTCTTGCTATCTCTCAAAATGGGGGCATGCCAACTCCAACCTACAACAAGGTAGCTCAGTTTATCAAACCTTTAACCAAGGGCGCACGATATGTCAACGGCGACATCGTATCTATGCCTTATCCGTTTGATACTAACAGTAAATGGCCAAGAGGGGCAGCAACCATCTTAAAATTCCAGATGCAACAATCAGAGGGCTATACCTACAAGGAGCAAGCGTTGTCTGACATGCTACAACAAGGTGTACTCACTGTAGTAATGCCACGGATCGACTAAAAGGAGGAGCTATGACATGGCTTGATGTATTTGAGA